CTAACTCCATTAGATTCTGCTGCCTTTGAAAAAAACGGAGTATATAAAAATAATAAATGGAATATTCAAAAAAGATATGTAGCAAACCGTAACGGCTGGACTATGCCAGATAAGTACAAACAGCATGAATAAACACTTATGGAAAGAAAGTGCTGCTTGTAAAGACTTTGATACAAATCTATTTTTTGATAAATATGAAGAAACTCCAGATATTCGTCATGGTGTTGACAGTGTTTGCCTAAAGTGTCCAGTCGCAGCAACATGTTTTGCTGTAGGTGTATCACAGAAAGAATATGGAATTTGGGGCGGTATTTATTTAGACAAAGGTAAAATATCTAGAGAGTTTAATAGTCATAAAACAAAATCTAAATGGTCTGAAATATGGCAGAATTTGACAATGAGGTAAAATGTATACAGATGCAATGAAGCGAGCAGTTAGATCCCTTACTCCTCCACAAGGATTTGGTGTAGACATTATTGATAATGAGCATTTCATTACAGTAAGGGCAGATGAAAAAAGTTTTATGAATTTATTTGACAGAGATAAAAGAGTTGCTGTAGAATATATGGTAAGGGTTAAAAAAGCCTTAGAAGAAAATGGGGCTATAGTTATGTTAGTTAGGACGGGTGGCAAACCATTATAAAAATATTGATTTGTAAGATTAAAGGGCATGTCTTTGTAGATGCTGGAGCATGTCCATTTACTGGAAATACATATGTTGGCTGTACTCGTTGCAATACTCTTAAGGTTGTTTGATGCAAACATTTTTGCCGTCCAGTGACATTTCATATACCGCAAAATCTTTAGACAATAAAAGACTTAACAAACAGATCCTTGAGGGGTATCAAATACTCAAGGTGTTGTCAGGAGAGTCACCATCTGGAGCATGGCGTAATCACCCTGCCGTGCTTATGTGGAAGGGCTATGAGACGGGGTTGTGGTCCTATATACAGCATATGATAAAAGAGGCTAAGGTTCGCGGTATCAAAACAATAAACAATGAGAACAACCTTAATGATCTTAAAGAAAAATGTTCGGGTAGATGGGGAAAGACTCCACCAATGTTCTGGTCTAACGATAATGAAGTAATGCGTATTACAACAACCCATAAGGCCAATCTATTTAAAAAAGATCCTATTTTTTATAACAAGTATCAGTATGCAACAATTAGTTTATATAATGAACCATGTTGTGAAAAATGCAATTACTATTGGCCAACACACGCACAAAGAAATGAGTTATTAGATGCAGTTCTTTAATTTAATTACGTTTACTGGATTATTTTTAAGCATGTGTGTTATTGTATCCTTGTCCTATAAGGTGTATACATTAAAAACATTATTAAAACAATTTGTTCTTGATCAAAGAATATTAAAGGCTTTTTCTGAAACCTTAAAAGATCAATTAGATTTAATTAAAAATGAAACAGATGAAACCCAAGAAAACTTTATTAAATTTTTATCAGATTCTAGAGATGTGGCCTTTAACTATATTGAAGAAACAATGGCTATTGTTAATGATATTATCTTATATTGTGAGCAACAAATTGAACAGCCAAAGTTGGCAGACTTATACTCAGATGCAAAATTAAAATTTATCTTAGAAAAACTCAAGCCTATAGTTGAGCAAAAATAAAAAATTTATAGTAATATACGCTATAATAGTATATGGAAGAGGTGATTAAATGAATAACGTACAATTAAAAGCAATGCTTTCAAGTTATGGTCGTTCAGTTCTTGCAGGCGTAATTGCCTTGTATACCGCTGGAATTACAGATCCTAAAGATATGTGGGCAGCACTTGTGGCAGCATTAGTTCCAGTTGCACTTCGTGCAGCCAATCCAAAAGACAAATCTTTTGGTAAGTTTGATGCAGTTGCAAAAGATGTAGAGGCTGCGCTTAAGAATATTAAGCCAGTTAAAAAGGCAGCAAAAAAGAAAGTTGCTAAAAAAGTAGCAAAGTAATTATACTTAATAGATAGGGATAGATACGTCTGTCCCTATTTTTTTATATAAAGGGAATTTATGAATTTTGTATACATATGTAAAGATGGTGAAAACGAAGAACTTAGATACTCAATTAGATCTGTTGTAAAAAATACTAATGATCCAAAAATTTGGGTAGTTGGTGGAAAACCAGACTGGTATGTTGGCAATCATATTTCAGTATTACAAGATCAACATAAATATCAAAATGCACTTAATAATCTTAGGGCTGCCTGTGCTTCTGAAGAAATACCTGAAGACTTTATATTAATGAATGATGATTTCTATATTACAAACAAAATAGATGAAGTAGAAATATACAACAACGGATTACTTGAAGATCAAATAAATCAGTATCATAATCTGGGGATTAGATCTACTTATTTAAATAGACTAGGAACAACGTATGCTTATTTACAAAGAAGAGATATATTAAATCCTATTAGTTATGAACTTCACGTACCAATGCCAATGAAAAAAAGCAAACTAATAACTATTCTTGAAGAAAATTATTCAACACTTTGGAGATCAAAGTATGGAAATACATTTAACATTGGTGGAGAAACAGTAAAAGATGTAAAGGTTCATAAAAGTGGGGCATTAGTTGCATTATCTTATAACCAAGACAAAAAAGAAATTCCTTATTTGTCTAGCGCAGATACTTCTTTTATGTTTTTGTTAGATTTTTTAACTACAAACTTTTCAGAAAAATCTACATATGAGCGATAAGATCTAAATAATTATCCTTTAGATTATTTTTAGCAAAATGATTTAATCCTATTTGTAATGCAGAATCTTTCATTTCACGCTTATCTTTATTATCCATATACTCATCAACAATGGCTGCTAAATGTTCTGGATTTCCATCATATACATCTACTAACGATTTGGCTTGAAAACTATTAATGTGTTCAGATCTTACTAACCATTCTTTAGGAAGAATTAAATTGTTTGGAGATATGTCCGTCATAAATACTGGGAGTCCACTAATCAATGCCTCATTCATTGGAAGACATAAACCAGCATACCTTCTTGGCAAAAGCATAGCATCAAACCCATTATAAAGTTCTTCCCTATTTTCTGGATTACTGTTATTAACGGTAACTCTTGAATCTTTTAAATCTAATTCTGGAAACTTTTGTGTTGTAATTACTAACTCATAACTTGCCTTTGAATACTTAAGCATTTGCAAAACAGTTTGAGTTCCATTTCTATCTTTTGCTGCAAACTTTCCACCAACGTGCAACAATCTATTATGATCTTTTGACATATTATTTTGTCTAACATTTTCAAATAAGGTTGTATCGGTTGGTGGTGGGAGGTGAATTACTTTACATCTTCCATCAACCATTTTTTCTATTTGCTCTATGTTCCATAAACTTGGAGCAAGTAAAACATCTGGAAGTTCTGCTTCTGGATTAGACATGTTAAGTAAGAATTCAAAATTATATTGCAAGATTGTTTTAATGCCTCTTCGTTTGGCATAATGTAAAAAATCTTGTCTATAGAAAGTTTCACAACTTAGCACCACATCTATGTTTCTTAAAAAATCTATTACTTCTGGCTTAGTTGGAAAACCTCTTTCCGTATGTACTACATTATAATCCTTATACCATTCTGGATGTTGTTCATTACCATTGAAGTGTTCTGAGTCAATCAATAAAATTTTGTCGGGATTAAGCATCTTAACTAACTCCCGTGTTTGATTTCCTAGTCCAGTATTATCAGATCTAGCAATAATTCCAAGTGTCATCCAGTGTATCCTCTAATCTCATCATCACTTGTGTATTTAAGTGTTCCTTGACGACCATCTAAATGCTGTGATCTTTTAATGTTTCCTTCTGGATGATATATCCAAAGTTTGTGTTTTTCCCATCCTTCTTCACTAAAAAGATTATAAGGTAAAATGTCATCTTGAATTATCCCATGAGTTTTATCTTCAATAAAAGCACATTCATCAAGTGGTGGTAATATAATATTCCTATAATATGAAGCCTTAGTTAAGTGAGGTCTTTGACTCCATTGAGCAGTTTGTAAAAATCCATCTTCTAATTTAAACATTAAATGTTTGTGTGGTTCTGGAATAGATGCTTCAAAATGAAACCTTATTGTATTTGCTTTTCCATACTCAATCATATCCAAACATTTTTGCCAATCAATCTCTATATCTGGAGTTAGAGGTGTATCTCCCTCAACATATAAAAGTAATGATGTTTGTATTTCTTTTATTGTTTGCCTCATCATGGTTGTTTGATGGCTATGCTGATCAAAAATAATTGGCAAAACATTTTTATATTCGTGTAAACATTTCCAAAGTATGCGATTTTTATATTCATCGTAATCATTTTTTCTATGCAACTGTTCTTTTCTTAACCCATCAATTTGCATAATGATTTCATTATCTGGAAAATGTGCTCTAATACTATGTATTGTTTCTTCTATCATTTTAGTGTTTGGATGATCTGGAACAATTGATGTTGCTAAAATTATTGTCACATCATTTTTATGCATTGATTTGCCTCATTAATTTAATCCCAAAATCTCTTTTGTATTTGATCCACCAGCATACCACAGTATGCATGTTGTTTGGATAACCCTCTAACAAACCTGAGACAGTAACAGGCAAGTCGTTCCAATTTTTTATTTTATAAAATGGAACTGCCTCATTAAAAAGACGTTGATAAAAATCATCCTCCAAGCCACTTGAATCTATAAGGTCTGCTATTGGCAAGGACATCATCTCTATTGCTTCAAACAATCTAAATGAGTCAATAACTACAGCCCCTGCAGGGCAGGCAGCAATCCTTGAACTGGCTAGGTTGTCGTAGTAATGAATTGGCTTATCTCCTCTAGCAAAGCCATCTGTGGGCTTATAAAGGGCATTGTTGACTAATGCTATTGCCCCTGCCAATTGTTCTCTTCTTTGGTGTGTGATTTGCCCAGCAAAAAATACGTCATATGTTTTAGTCTTATAATTAGGCAAATTGTTTTTTAAATGTTGCGGTACACCAATTGGAAATTTGTTATATTTTTCATGTTTTTTGTGAGGGTATTGAATCCAAATCTCTGCATTAGAATGTTCTATTCTATCTATATCAAAGACTCCTTCTTCATCCCCTGTTATAAATAAAACTAATCTAGATATATTTTTTAATTCTTTTGATATATGTTTTTCATGTCCTATATTTTGTGGTCCAGGAATT